ACATACGCCATTGAACAAACTCCTTATTTTTTGAGGTCTGCTTTGAAGCAGCCGTTAGCGTCAATAAGGACCGCGTTCATTTGCATTTTAGCGAGGCTGAAGTGACTGTCCTTCGTATTGTAGTATTGAAGGTTCAGTGACACGTCTTTGCCCACCGCATGTCCGACAGCAGTTCTGTGATAGAACAAGCCACGGCGATCCGCGTCGGAATTGATTGAATCAAGACCAGAGTGCGGAACCCAAGTGAACGAAAGCCATTTTTTAGCTTGAGTGCCTTCGCTCAAAGGCATTTCGTCGGTCGGGACATAATCCTGAGAAGCAAACTGATCGAGAGAGAGCAGTTGCGTCCAGTTTTCCCAAGCAACAATTGCAAAACGCTCTCCATCGTCGGGAACATCGTTGTTACCGAAGTTTTCAAGCATCGTCATGCAGTAGGCTAAAGTAATACCGTTGGAGGTTTCGTTAGCCGTGCTTGACGTAGTTTCACAAGCGTCAATGATTTGGTCATCGGTTTTCCGTCCCAAAGCAGCAGCGCCACTTTGTTGGGCAACCATGAACTCATCATGCTCAACGCGAAGCAGGTCCATGTCGTCAATCCACTCACCTGCGAACCAATCCTCAAGGGTTACGTTCACATTTGTGTGACTGATATTCATAGGTTTGATGTCACCAGCCCTAGCTTTTTGGCTCGCGGCACCTTTACCGGCTTTTTGGAAAGTTACTTTGTTTTTTGTGGCAGAATTACGGGTACGAACCGTGTTGCGAAGCTTGGAACCCATACGCTGATAAGCGAGCTTAATTCCGGCTTCAAATTCTTCCACAAAAGCAGTTGAGATGGTGTTTTCGTTTGCCATCGTTATAGCTCCTGAGAGTTAAAGATTAAAATCCGGTTAATCCCGCAGCGTCTTCGTGAGTTAATCCTTTCGGGCTCAGAGGGGCGATTGGGGCCGTTAAAATGAAATTGGCCCCAACATCCCCTCTTGGTCTATTCACATTGCTATCCGCGAGCTTCGCGCTCTGCCAACAACGCCCACGCAGATCGAACACGTTGCAGGGTCGCCGCGTCACCTCGCCTGTACTCTTGAGAGTTTTGTAACTCGGCGATGTCTGCGCGTGTTAAGCGTTCTTGGAAATGACCAGTGTCTTCACCGACCATAAATTTAGGCTCACCCGCTAACTCCATGATTTCTTCGACTGCTTCAATCATTTCTGATTTAACCGCCAAGCCGCTCATGGTTTCATATGCGCCTTCCGATAGGTGCCGCTGGCACCACGAATTAACACGCTCGCAGCGCATGTCGGAATATTCACCTAATTTTTGCTTTTCAACATCGTAATCAGGCACGCTAGCCAAAGATGATCCAATGTAGGCTTCAGCAAGTTCATTAAACTTAGCTTGAGGCACATTGTATTGATGTAAAATATCCTTTGCTGTCGTGAGCAGCGGATCATTTTCATCAACTTCAAAATTAAATCCTTCTGGCAGTATTAGAGGGTCAAGGTTGAGTTCGTACCCACTGGCTTCTTCTGGGACGCCTTTTGGGACTTCAGACCGTATGTCGTTTGCGATTTCTTCTCGCAAATCCTCAGTACGCATGAAAATGCGGCGCTCTGCTTGAGTATAGGCTTCTGACAGGCTTGCACCCATTGCTTCGTGGTTTAGCGATCCGTCTTCTTGAAGATACTGAACCCCGTCGCCCCAAAGCTTTTGCGGAAAATAATCAGGTTTGTTTGGGTCTGTCGTTTCTGGCGCGTCCGCGCTTTGCGCTTCTGCTTCAATCTGGGGTTCTTGTTCGGTTTCGTTATCTTCAGCAACTGCTGTTTCCGGGTCCACTGGTTAAAGCTCCTTTCCAAGCTCTGTACGTTTGCGGATTAGTCCGACAATCCAGCATTGGCCGGATTGGTGTTGTACGACTTCATTGGATGTTCCCGGTCCTGCCGGTGAATGCATCGTTATATTGGTAAGATAGTTAAGAACTTCCTGACCTGCGTCCTTTTGAAAAATTTCAGCAAAAGCCGCATTAATACGCGCTTCAACGTCAGGGGAGTATTTTCTGCCATCAAGACTTACTTTAACTGCCATAAAATTCCGTTATTACCCTTTAGGACCCATCTGACCCATCATTTGCATGATATCTTCCGGCCCCGCTTGGCTTTGTTCAGCGGCTTGCGCGGCACCTTCCATCATTTGAGCCATTTGCTCTTTAGATACGATCAGTTTCGATGGAATACCGTGTAATTCAGCAAGGTATTGAGCCGTTTCGCCATATTTCATGGCGCTTGCGCCCATTTGACCAAACATTCCCAGCAATTGCTGGTTGTAGGCCAACAATTCTTGAATATCTTGCTGTTTTTGAGCCCTTAACAAAGGCGATTCCGGGTAAATGACGATTTGGTTGCCGTCAACCGCAGGTATATCAACAATTCCTTGGTCATTTAGAATATAAACGGCTCTACGAATAAGGGGGTTGAGCAGTTCGGTTTTCATCCGACCTTGCACGGTTCCCATATCAGTTGCCGACAAAAACCGGCGCTCCATTACCTCTGTAGCACTTAGAGGCGTTTTGCCTTCCTTATCGAAATCGTCAACAAACAAGCCTTTGCGGATGTTTCGTTGACGTTCTTCAAGGGTCATCTGCCCAATATCAAATTTTGATGCTGTCGGCAGGACATCGATACTTGATCCCGGTGCGCGGGGGATAAATGCTCCCGGTTCGATAAATACGTTATGAGGGTTAAACACGCCGTCATCGTCGTAAATATATGTGCCAGCTAATGCCATCTCAGCGTTCTGAAGGATCATCTCCATTACGTGATTAACAACTTTTACCGATGGCATTACTTGGAGCAGAGGGCCGCGCCCGTATAACTCAGAACTGGATGTAGACCAGCGTGCGGTAATCATAGGGCATGAGCCATAGCCCTCTATTGTGTCTTCAACGACAAGCTCGCCACAGGTGAGCAAAAACACACGGAACTTATAGCATTCGTATTTTTTGCTAAAATCCCTAACAAGCTCGGTAACTACGGTATCCGACAATGACGAGTCTTTTGCCATTTTATCGCGAAGCTTTTCGGAGAATTTAATCCGGCTTCTATATTCTTGTTCAAGGTTGGCGAGGGTCTGCTTTTCCTTCCAGAAATACCACCCTTTTGGAAAGCCGTTAGGCCCCTGCAACAAGGCGTATTCGGTTAAGGGTATCGACTTAAACTTAAACTGACCCAGATACTCTCCGGGCTGCATATAGATAAGCATGGTGCCGATAGCCAGGTCTTGCATGGCTTCGTGGCATTCTTCGTGGAAATTAGAGTTCCAAATGCTTTCATGGATATATTGCGTTAGCTCATCCAGCATCATCTGAGCTTCTTGCGTGCGGTTCTCTACCGCGATATCCGGCCCGAGTTTTAGATGGAACGCGCGGGCATTTTCTGGAAACAAACCAGACAAAATACGAGACGCGAATTTTGGTACAGATTGAGGTGCCGTATCGTCATATATCAAATCTGTCCGTTTTTGGCCCGGCACCTGACTGTTAAAAGAACTTCTGTTGGGGAAGCTGTAATCGTAGGCTTCCTCCCACATCGAAATCCAGTTATCCCGTTGCTGCAAGGCAGTACGGAAGCTTTGCAAACTTTCCTTTAGCGGAAGGCTTGCGCCGGGCGGCACTTCAACTTGATTGTATCGAAGCGTCATTAGTATTTTTTCTTCATGAGGCTGCCAGCACGTTTAGGCGTTTTCTTTTTAGGCGAACCGTATGACAAAATTTCTAGCATAATTACCTCGTATGCGGGTTTGCTCTTGGAGGGCTTTTCTTACGTTCCGCCTTTAAAGCGTCTTTGTATTTTTGAGACGTTGGCTCTGTAGCCTTTTTGCCTTTTTTCTTTTTAGAGCCGTTAGAACCGGTCATCATGCTGATGCCAAAATCAAAAGAGTCTCCACCAATCCCAGAGAAATCAGCGTTACCTACTGTTTTGTGTTCGCCCGACGCGCCAGAACCTTTACCCTTTTTTTGATACACTGCGTTATCCTCTTTGCGTATCGCCAAGCGTGGTGGCGCTAGCAGATTTGTTTTCAAAACCAGTAAGACCGGCACTCATTAAAGATCGAGCCCCGCGCAATCCTTTTTGGCGCTGTAGCCTTGCCTCTTCTATCTTTGCTTCTTCATCTGCTTTGCGCTGCGCTGCTTCAGCCGCTGCTGCTTGGCGCTCTCTTTCAAGCTCCGCAGATCGATCCGGCACTTTAGGTGCGCCTCCAAATATGCCGCCCATTATTCGACCTCGTACAATTCTGC